TTTCCAAAAACGCTTTCTTTTAATGAATGCGGGGGACGATTATTAAAAGCCATCACCACTGTCCCTGCCAGGCCGAATTCAGCGTACTCGTCACCCAGTAATGCCCTGCCTGTGAGCCGTTCGGCTGTTGAGTCCCCGTAAGTACATCAGCCGTAGGATCAGTGCCTATCGGGGGCTGAGCCACACAGATAAATCGCTGAGAGGATGCCCCTACCATCTGTATTACAGGGGTCCCGGTAGCCACAATTCCAAAGCCCTGGCTCACATTCAAAAAAGCGGTTGGATTCTTATAGGCGTAGGAGACCTGCTGCACCCCATTAGCAATTGTCATCATGGCGATAATTCCAGAGTTAAAGAACACCCCCGTTCCCACTACAGGAACAGTAATTCCACCGCCGAAGGCTAAATTAACCTGTGCTGTAGTAGTCGTAGACAATTGAGCAGGAACCACTCCACCTTCATCCACCATATCATTTACGAAATACTGCGTTGTCGGTGAATACAGGCCTCGATAATTAATAACTCGATCCGCTCCCAGGTCAATAGCAGGCAGCTTACGCAGCGGAAAAGTGCGATCATCCATTTCTCTAGCAACATAGAGAGGCACCAACCTATTCGTAGTTCGGCTCACCCGGCGTAGATCAAACATCTCGATCCGGCGCAGACCTACATTTAACTGCTCGCATATTTCCTGATACCGTTGCTGCTCAACAGCAATAATTTGCATTATCTGCTGATACCGCTGTTGACGAGAAATCTGCACTCCATCAGGAGTCGTGATGTCAATATCCTGAGAAGCGTCAGTAGCCATATCCCAGAGCGCTTCAATGGCCGCAGCAATGGCGACAGGCTTCTCTTCTACCTCAGGGAGTACCAGGGCAGGAGGAGTCTCGGCGTCTGGGTTAGGAGCATCTAGAACAAGTGGGGGATTTCTGTTATGAGTGTGCTGAATAAATGCAGTCCTCACATAGACATCAATATCTGAGGGCACAAATTCCCGGTACGCTGTGCCGGTAACAGTTACGGTTTGATTAAGAGGAATGGGGGTAGTAAAAGTGAGCACCCCATAGCGATAATCAATAACGTAATCATGACCCGGATTTAACGCTGTAGAGGACCCGTAATACTGTACGGACAATTGCTCAGGGTCGATGTTCTCTACAGGTAACTCATACCGAGAGTTAACTCCATCGCCCATTACTTGGGCAGCAAAGGTCTCGCCTTCATCCCCAATTATTCTCCTAACTCGTTTAGCAAGAGTAACTGTACTCACAGGCTAAAGGCTATCACTCGGGCTTTGGCATAGATCTATCTAGCGGAGTAAACACTGGAGAGGGAGGGGCCAATACGGGAAGGGCTAGGTTCGTGCCTACCGAAATAACATTGCTCTGCAAAATGGTAAGTAATAAGAAGAGATGCAGACCACTTGTAAACGTCGTTATATTCTCGCTAAAGCTGAAGGAATCGGAGGCCCCCCGGAAAAGGGTGGCGGATCGATACCCAGAATCAGAGAACGTAAAGGTATCTATCGTATGCCTGGTCCCGCCTCCTCCCGAGGTAAAGTCAACGGTAACTGTCTCAGTTAAGGTAGTACCTTCGATAATACTCCTTATATTTACAACGCTTCTTAAAGCTAATTCTGAAAATGTAAATGAATCACTAACTGACCGAGCAGCAATCTTTCCGGCAACAATACTTTCTGAGAATGTAAACGAATCATTTACTGCCCTAATGATTATAGGGTTGTCGCTGGCGGACAATTCACTAAAGGAAAAACTATCTGTAATAGACCGTAGGTTAGCAACCACCCTGGAAATAGTCTCACTAAACGAGAAAGAGTCTGTAATAGCCCTAATATTAACTACTAATCTACTAGGCGTTTCACTAAAGGTAAAAGTATCTGTTGCATTAGCAATTACCCCGCCAGCAGAATGCACCGTCTCACTAAAGGCAAAAGAATCCTGCCCGGTAATAGCCCTTAAATTAACTACTATCCTGTTAGTAGTTTCGCTGAGCGTAAACGAGTCCTGTCCTGTAATAGATCGGCTATTTACTATAAGCCTAGAAGGTGTTTCGCTAAAGGAAAATGAATCTGTAATAGCCCTACCGAAAGTGGAGACGCCCCGAGAAGGCGTGTCACTAAAGGAAAAAGAATCCTGGCCCGTGATAGCCCTTGTATTTACGATTATGCGAGAACCTGTGTCGGATAAAGCAGCACCCTCGGATGTAGACCTACTAAGAACCAGAGGCCGTAATATGGTCTCACTAAAGGTAAATGAATCTTGACCTGTAATAGCTCGTAGGTTAGCCACGGTCCTACGAATAGCTGACTCAGATAAAGCAGCCCCTTCAGAAATCACCCTAGTATTAACTACAATTCGACTAGGTGTTTCAGAAAAAGAAAGGCTGTCAGTAATATTTCTTGTTAGAGACTTACTTGACGCCGTAGTTTCACTAAATGAAAATGAGTCAAGACCCGTGACGGCACGAATATTTACAGCTATTCTGGAAGGAGTCTCACTAAATGTAAAAGAATCCAAACCTGTAATAGCACGAATATTTACTGCTATTCTGGAGGGGGTTTCTGTAAATGTAAAAGAGTCCTGCCCAGTAATAGCCCGAGAGTAAGTGACCAGACGTGTTGGGTTAACGTCCCCTAAAGCAGCACCTTCAGTAATACTTCGTGTATTATGAACTAGCCTAGTTGGATTTGTTTCTGTTAATGCAGCACCCTCACTAATACTTCGGGTATTAACTACTGTTCTAGTAGACGTTTCAGAAAAAGAAAATGTTTCCGAAGCAGTAGCAGTAGTTACGTTTATAAATGGAGTAGCACCATAGGCAGTCTTATAAATATTTAACGCTGTGGGCGTGGCATATCCCAATCCAACACTGGCAACGGCACTAGACCAATGAGCCGCCGTAAAAGCCGCATCACTATTTGAGACAATACATAAATAGTCGTTACCGCTATGCGAGACATAGTTGACGCCCTGTGTATAACCCTGTGCGCCACCTACCCACGTTGCTCGTTCGTAGGAAGTAGAGTCCTGATATTGCCCTGGATGTAGCTCAAAATATAAACAATTAATACCTGTAAAAGCGTCATTTAACATAAACGGGGGAGTAAATCCGGCAATAGCGGTTACGCTTGCATTACCAGCTAAACCAGCAAGACCGCCTCCCGTTCCAGTCGGTGTGCTAGTAGCTGATAAGCTAGAGGCGACCTGTGACTGAATATAGGTCGGCGGATTATTTGACATCCAATTATAAAGCTGAGCATATCCAGCTAACCGTGGATTATTGAAGGAATTTTGCCCTACTACAAATTGATTAAGATAATTACGTCTAAGATAAGTAAGAAGTGTAAGGGTTGAAGAATTATCCTGGCTAACAAAGGTAGTATTTGATGTAGCCAGATTCCACGGCTCAGTTGCTACAGAAATATTTGTATTAGGCCACGCTAAAAAACATCCAAGAAGACCATTTATGACCGCTAGATAATCGCCATTTTGGACATTGGCCGAATCAGTGTATGCAGCAACTCCCTGCTGCCCAAATCCTAAATCATAGGTATGAGAGTCGTCTGTGAAGTGACCACCAGTGGCGCCGAGCACCGGAGCAAATTGCATTCCGGCTTGCCATTCGTAGTACAAGTTGGGGTGAGGACTTAATCCAGTCTGCAACGTCCAGTGGGCAGCAACGAAACTGCCATCAGAATTAGCGGTCGTACACTGATAATCCCCACTAAGGGTAAAAGCTGTATTAGCTGAGGGTGTAGACCCTGACCAACCCCCGGATAAGGTCACAAGGCCTGTGGTGTTATTAGCGGTAACTAACCCAGTAACACCACCAGCAGTAACGGTCAAACCTACATAGGCATTATTAACCCACGTAGGATTAGTTGTGTCTTTGACTGCCGTCGCTGAAAATGTTGTGGTATCAGCACCAGAATTAAATGGCGTATAATTTACATACTGGCCTTTGGTATAAGTCCCAGCAGCATAGGTTGGCAGTGTTACCGCCGAATTATATTCCTTCAGCATCGGCTCAGCAAAAGTCGATGACATTCCACACGTAGATGCAAACTCGCATACCGTGAAGTTATTATCATATAGAGATGCTAAATGTAAAACCGCTTGGTAATAATACCAACCATACCCACCGTCATTGGTGGGAGAACCAGCATTATAATTAAGGGCTTGCCACCACGGCCCAATACTCCCTGAAGCATGGGGAATTGGTAAATTACCCGAATTCTGGTTATTTCCTCCGGTAAGCAAATCAGCGTATGGAAGATTTTGAATATAAGTGGGTACGTACGACCCCGACATCATACGGATTTTTACCTGTTTTCCATTTGCTCCTGCCAAAGCTACATGCTGACTAAGAGTAAGCCCAGTTGGTGTCGCCCCACCCGCCTCGAAATAGGTATATGTTGGTGGATCGATATAGACACCCTTTGATGTCTCCATATCAGACCAATTTATTACAAGTACCCAAATACCAATTGCAGAAAAATAATCAGCCGTTCCAATAGCACCCAAGTTAACCCAATAAGTAGGATTAGCGATATTTCCCGCAGGGGCTTCAATAATTGAAGCATAAACATTACCACTATAAGAAACTAAACTCCATTGTGCATAAGCAGTAACAGAACTATATGTAGCTGGAATCATGGATGGAATACCACCCATATCAGCAATACCGCCTAATGGACGGTTAGTTGTAGTATACCGTAAAGTCTGAGAAGTCCAGCCTGTGCCTGAATTAATAGTAGAGGAATTAGCATAATAGGTAGTATGACCACCTGTAGTCGTACAATTAACATGCGTAATAGAAGTATTAAATACATTAATAGGAACACCAGTAGCAGCCGTTAATGTAGCCGTACCTGAGTCAGTATTCAGCACTGCCTTATTAGTAGATGAGTCCCCCACCATCGTAAAAGACCCAAGAACAGTGTAGGTAGCCCCGGTCAATAATGTAGTCGTGAGCACTGTCCCTGCATCAGCCAGCATCAGTACTGTCCCAAGATTTACTGCCGTGGAGGACACACCTAAAAATTGGAGAGTTGCTGCAGCAGCAGGTTGAAATACTATTGCAGTAAGAGAAGCGCCGGTGGCGGGGGTAAGCTGTAGACCCTCAGTACCATTAACGACAATTGACTGATAAGTATTTCCCCCAGTCAAAAATGACTGATTTGTGTTGCCATCCCCTGTTACAGGACTAGAATTACCTGAGAAAATAATCTTTGCCGGTGGTGTAAGAGTAAGGCCACTGCCAGAAGCATCAAATGCGCCACCGCCACCACCACGAATCACTACAGTCGAATTGCTAAGGTTAATTGTTGTAGCTGAGCTAGCAGCGCATTTAATGGCAGAAAGGTCCATAAAATACCCAGCGCTCTGGAAATTACCACCACCAGGAAACTGAAGATCATAGCCCGAGGCAAGAGTAAACCCATCCTGCATCGTCCATTTACCGGAGCCGGTAACAAATATCCGCATAGGTGGCGAAGCCCCATAGAAATGGAGCAAATTGCCATTACTTGTTCCATAGGCAGACGCAAGCTGAATACGGCCTCTTGTGGCGCCCGATCCGGCATTTGTAATATTTAGGGTCGGATGGAAACGGATGTCGCCTTGGGTGCCTCCAGTGTCCCCAATATTAAGGTAGCTGGACGCTGCAAAGGCAAGAGTGCCGTTAGCTGGATTGCCAGTGCCGTGGGTTGCTGTCACTGTTCCCGAACAATCCAGCGACCGACAAAGATTTGGCGATCCAGATGTTCCATTAACCGTTAAGGTGCCAGTCAGGGTGTTGTCAATAACAACATCGTCAACAACAGTGGGGGCGGCACTAGCGGCACTGCTATTCCATGAGCTACCGTTCCAAATTACCCAGGAGCCAGCCGCCGACCAGAAACCGCCCGCAGCTATCGGACGATATATCGTCGCCATTTATTAGGAACTCCTGCAATTTAGTAGTTGATCTGATCACTACAGGTAAAACTATCTCCTGACTGCAAAACAGCAGTAGTGATGTTGTCATCCACAAAAAGACGGCTTCCTGAGGCAGCCAGCACCATAGAAGTAAACATCCCAAACTTAAACACAGAGACGCTCGTAGCGGCCCCCAGGTCTCCTGCAGCCACAGTAATAGGGCCTCTGGAAACCGTGTAGTTTGAGGCGGGATAGGAATAGCTAATGGAGTCCGAAATCTTTCTATTCAGCCCTGTGCCAGCAGCATTAGACTGAAGCTCAGAACTCCACCCGCTTGTCGGTGTGTCTGTAGCAGCAATTCCGGTAACCGAGGAGAAGGCCATAACCACCGGGCCAATGCTCATCGGAAGAATGGTGTAGGAAACGCCTGCGCTCGGGGTAGTAGCAGCCGAAGTACCGAAAGGGTTATTCGGGTTCATCCAACGGTCAATCGTTAAAATAGTGCCAGTATTTGAAATAATCGTTCCATAAGTACAGTTAAGGCCGTTAACAGGATTGCAAACAACGGTCATATCCTGAAAACCAAGAACAGCGGCACCGGCAGTAGCGCTTGAGCCAACCCAAGTCTTAGTGGTGTCAGTTAATGTAGTAGCACCCACGGCAGTAGCAGACCCGAACATTGAGTTAGCTGCCACATTATTAACGAGATAGGCCATTTCTCGGCCTTGCCAGGTAGTGCCGTCATTTGTCCTAGCCATTTGTATCCTCCAAAGGCGCTGTACCTTCTGCTAATTCCTGCGCTTCAGAAGCAGGCTCCGTAAGAGGACCATCGGGGCCGACCCCCGGAGGACCGTAAGTGGTGTGGTGAGTAAGTTCAACATCTTCCGGGGGATTAGCTGGAATTTCAAAATAATTAGCAAGCATATCGACTAAACCAGGAGGACAATCGGGTGTTCCTGTAGTCCACGTTGGGGGCTTTAACGAATGCTGTTTCCATGTGGAAACAATATTGTCAAAAGTAGCCCTCACGGTTCGGAGGGTATCTACAGGATTTCCCTCTTCATCGTAGGTAACATCCCACGGAGAAATATGAAACACAGTAACAGTAGGAGAGCCATCCGTAATTACGCTGGGAAGAGGCTCATCTGTTTCCTGATTCCTCCCCGCAATGGGGGCAGAATTACCGAATGCAACCTGCATCTAACTCTCCTAGTTCGACGCCCTAAGAATACCGAGCGAGTCTAAGCCCTTAAGAGTCAAGGGAATTGAATCTGAATTGAGAACGTGATAGATGCCCCAGGGGCCATTTGCCGAGCGCTGAAAACCGCTCGGGCGAACATGACATTAGTTAGTGAGTCAAATACCCCAACTTCAGTAATACTCTGCAAAGATTGGGAAACGATAGTTCCCCCGATAGCCCAGGTATCTCCTAAAACCGTAGTCGTTACCTGACTTAATACCGCTGTTACTTCTGGTTCTGCAGAAGGTATGGCAAGGGCTGTTTGAGTAGGGTTCTCTGCGGTAGAGCCTGTTCCCCATGCTAATAGCAACGGCTCTTGGTGGAGTCCCAAAAGCCGTGCCGTAAGTATTGCTTTTCCATTATTAGTTATTACGCCCATCTTGGGCAGGCCCTTCGTAAATGATATTTCCGTCAGGGTCTTTTACTACGATGAATACCTCAAGATTTGTTTCTACTGCTATCTCATCTGGCATTAATGATAAACTAAACCCTTTTCCTCAAGATGCCGAGCTACATGAGCCGGAACCCTGTAGCGCCGACCAGCCTTAAAGTCGTAGTTATTTCCGTAACCAATAGTCGGTTCACAATCTTCAGCAATACGAATAATTCGGGTTGCTTCCTGAACTTCAATTGACTCTTCCATCTCTTCGACTTCTAGAGGAATAGCCTCAACTGCTCTTGGAGCCAAGGTATCAATCACGGCCTCATCATCTTCGGCGTAAATGATTTCCTCAACTACAGCAACCTCCGGTCCTTCCAAAAGCTCATTGGATTCAGGATCATAGACCCCAAGATCATCGTTTAGATCCTGCACCTGATTAATCATGGAAATTTCTTGCTGACGCTCCCTTAGGTCATCAGCGGCTTCCCGAGCCTGATGCTCTCGGGTGCGCCCGGTCTGATCCCCTCGGGTTGATTGCGTACGGCGGGGCGGTGGCACGTTAATAATTCTCCTTTTTAAACTAGAAATTAATTTGTCTCACAGATCACCACCGCCTGGTCGGTGATGAGACCGAAGCCCCAGATGGCATACCAGGCCAAAGCGTGCTCACGGCCAAAGTCGAGAATTCCACCATCCCGAAGCTCAACCGGAAGTGAAATCGCATGACCGAAAGCATTGTCGCCAATAAAGATGGCCTGATGCACAACACCCTGACCAGCCGCACCACCAGCGGTAGTAACAACACCATTGGTAATAACAGTGTCCGAGAAGATCTGGGCAACCTGAGTGGTCTCAATATAAACCACGTCATTCAGACGCCCGATTTCTCCGAGCATGAAATTACCGGGGGCAGCGTACTTCGTAACCTCAATAAACTCCGGATTATCCCGAAGACGCCGGGACTGATGCGGGTCAATAAAGGAAACGTAGGTTTCACCAAGGCGGGGGACGTTCTTAGAGGCAAGCGTCTCAACGGCGTCCTTAGCAGCATTTACGCTGAAGTAATACGAGGAGCTATTGGCCTGAGCCGTCATAGCCGCACGGCTCGTAGACGGAGTGCCGGGGTCATACGGAGAGATCTGGCTACGAGTGCTAGTCGGAATCGTGTAGCCGTAAATAACCGAAGAGGCGTTGAGCCGAAGTGTGTCCCTGGCCGAGCCGTCAAGGTACTTCGCCATATTTCGGCCGAGAAGCCGAGAAGCCGAAGCCATAACGTCATCGAATGAGGCATTCAAGAGAAGCTCAGTAACAGCAACCCCGAAGCCCTGCTCAGCCACCGTAATCTGATACTGAGTGGAGGTCAGAGCGACCGTCTGCATACGGACACCTTCAACCAACTGAGAGGCATCCGGCAGGTTGTTGTATCGCATGAAGTTAATGGTCAAACCGGGCTGCACACCAAGTTCGGTCTTCTTCACAGCAAACTGCTCAAACCGAAGAATAGGCATAGCCTGGAAGAGGATTTCCTTCGACCAAATAACCTGAATGGCCGGGGAAAGCTGGCTGTTGGCACCCGAGTACCCCGTTGGACTTGCCGAGAGGTACGGGGTTCCCGTAATGGCACTAGCCACTTAAGGCTCCTTTAGTTGAGAAATTAACCTAAGATCCCTCGATTTGAGGACCCACCACGAATTAGCTTGTTTCGATTCTTCGCATAAGTTTCCATATCCCACTCCCGAATTTGGTCGGCAGTAAGGCGCTCCGTTTGTGGTAGTGCATCCATTGGTCCTACTGGAGGGGCTGTAGAAGTGGTGGTCCTAATAGCCGCTCTTTGTTGCTGTTGTGCAGTTGTAACTTGTCCAACAATAGAGTTAGTGGTTTCAATCGCCAAGGCAATAGCCTCATCGATTTCCTCCGCTGTGTTTCCTGAGATGTATTGGCGGATCTCAGGCATGATTTCGTCTTCGTGCTCAGCAATTTTGTCGGCCCGATATTGCTGAAGCTCGTTAAACTGGCGCTCCCGCTCAAAGAGCGCATCCCGCATAGAAATCTGCTCAGTGAGATCAGTAAACTTG